ATACTCAACAAAATAAAAATCTAAATCATCGGCGGTTTTTACTCCGTTGTAATTCAATAGTGGTGGTCTTGCTTCTAGAAAACCTTTGTAAAAGTTTGTATCTTGGTTTTCTTTGTTTTGTTCTGAGGTATGATTGTAAAGAACTTCCTGCCAAAAGTTGTCAGTTGTTACGTCATAAATATTTACACAATAATAATCAACATAATCTGTATCACCAGATGCTTTGTATCCTGTCCATCCTCTTGCTAAAAATACAGATATAATTTGATCGTGTCCAAAAGAAGTTGTAAAACTAAAAGAACCTAGATGTTTGCGTAAACCAAATTCGCTATTGTTTGGAGTATCTACATCTCTTGCTGTTAGTGGTGCGTTAAACTCCATAAGAGTTCCAAACCCATCACGAGTTTCATATAGACCACGACTTTTATAAAGGTTCTGAATAAATACTTGATTATTGTAGGGATCTTGTAATTGCATCCCCTCTCTAATAATATCTATTTCTTCTCTTGGTGCTGCCATAGTTTAGTATCCCAAGTAAGTTAATTCGTCTGTTCCAACAACGTTATTGCTGCCACCCCAGTTTCTACCTGCCATCAAGTAAGAATCTAGTTCTTGTAATCTAGTTTGAAGTTGGTTCATCAAAATAGGATTAGCAGCAAAGTCTTTAATCTGATAGTGTTTACAAGCAATAAGAGCAAGTAAATCTCCAAAGAAAGCAGCAACTTCATCTAAGAAAATACCAGCACCAGCAACAGTGTTACCAACAGTAAAAGGATTTTCTAAGAAACCAACATACTCAACTAAGATGTTGTCTGCTTGTTCTGAAAAAAGTAATTTAGTTCCACGAAGCATATAGCGGTTTACATCGTTTCTCATCTCTGGTAGTGAGTTAGAAGGTTGGAGATAATAACGAACATCACCGTTTGTTTCACAACGAGATACACGCATCAATCGATAAAGACGTTCAGCATCTAAGTTAGATCCCATAATCTTATTACCTAAAACCGTTGTTGCTAAATCAAGTTCATCATCGTTGATATTAATATAAGTTTGTGATTGAGCATACAGGTTTGAATCTGACTCACTAATTCTGTAAGCAAGTTCTCTGTAGGCAAGGTTAAGAAAACTAACCTTTGTTGCATCATCCATAAAGGTTTGATCTGCATCATCAACATACTGAATAAATAATTGTGAAATTGCATCTGTTAGCATAGTGTTACTCCGTAGCCCTTCTATTTATTACCGCTAGGTCGTTGCCTTGAGGCTGTTGTCTAATCTGACCACGTTGAGTAAGCATAGCGTTAGCCATCATAGCATCTTCAGCAGCACCTTCTAGTTGCTGTTCTGCTGCTTGTGGTGACTGAGTTACTAGTTGTCCTAGTAGTTGCTCTTCTTCGCTTGGCTTAACATGCTCTGGGAATACTCTGTATTTAACTCTATTTTCCTCTGCGTTGTCTTCTGCTGGTGGTCTCCAAGTAGCAAGAGCAACTAGAATATCACGCATGTAATCTTGTATTGGTTGGATTAGTTCATAATAATCTGGTGTCTTCATAAAGTCACCAAAGATTTGCTTGAACTTTTCAATATCGTCAGTAGCAAAGATTTCAATCTGTGCGCCTGCTCTAACAGCATCAAGCATATCCTGAACGTGATTACGAGACTGAATATCTTCAAGAACCATAGCGTTGCCTGTTTTGAAGGATAGTTCACGCATCGCCATGTTTTTATCAATAAGACCAAGTTCAAGTAGGTTAAGTACCTTAGCATCTCTATCTTGTGATTCATCACGGAATAGTGAGCCAGCCTCAATAAATACTTCTGGTTTATCAACAATATTTGTTTGTGATAGGGTACGCCAAACCATCTTGCCTGTTGCGTCCATCATGTTGATAAAGCGTTCTTCTGTGTAATAAACTTTCATCATCATAAGAACACACTCAGACATGTGTTTGACTGCTTCTTCGATGTTTTCCTGTGTCATAACTAACTGACTAACATCTTGGTTTGCTAGTGCTTCAATTGCTTTACCTGATGTTACACCAACAGCACGTTTACCAAGTGTAGTTGAGTGAACACCAGCAACATCAAGCATCTCGCTTTGTAGTTTAGCAACGTGATCTAAAACATAAGAAGGCATACCCTTCATCTCTAATTGCTGTGGTGCGCCACCAGCAGCGTTGTAATAGATCTTTTCACCTGGAGTTCCACGAATAGCAGAACCGTTTACGCCAGATGTTTTTGGAATCAACCACTTTGGGTTAGACATAAGTTCAACGTTCTGAACAATTTGATTTCTAACTTTGTTGTAAAGGTTTTGTAGATCAAGGATATTCGCAATCATACCTGTACCCCAAAGTTTATCAGGCAGGTTAGTGTAGCGAATAAACTGAACTGGAATTCTTTTTATCGGTGAGTTGCCTTTAAATAACCACTTGTCGCCCATAACGACACCGTATTTTCCATCTCTGAAATACACATCAAATATTTCAACACGGGGGTAGTAATAGGATTCACCTTCGTAGGATTGCGTATGTGGAAAGGTATTATCTTCGGACTGGTCAGAGGACAAACTTTCTGCGTTTTTAATATCTTCAGCATGTTGTGGGTAAGCCTTTTCTAAATCTGCTTTGCGTACAATTTTACGGCAAGCAACAAAGTATGATTCATCTGGGTGAGAGCAGCCTGCTTCAAAAAATAAATCATAAGGGGAAATCGTTGTTAGTTTTATACAATCATCTTCAGAATCGTAAAACTCTTTTAGTCCTACGTTGCCACAAGACACTAACCACTCAATTGCTTTGGTTAGTTCTCTCTTAACGTCTTGGCTGTGATAAAAGTATTTGAGTGCTTCTTCTGAAGACTTTGCTTTGATAATATCTTCGTTAGATGGAGAAGCAGGCATAACAGAGATGCCTGGATAGTTAGTTGCTAATCGTGATACAATAGCACGATACATATTGAGAATAAGATTGACAATAAGTTGCTGTCTTCCTGGCTGAAAACGAAGAGTAACATATTGTTGTAGTGACTTATCATAACGAACGTTTTGCTGTCCGTTAAGATACATAAGAGATAAATCCCATGCTCTAGTCTGTGAAAGTTTAGCGTTTTTAGCGCCTTCAAGCATAGACTTAATAGCGGTTGGGAATCCATCCTGTTCAACGCCGTTAGAATAATTCATCTACTTTGTGCTCCCTTTGTTTTTTTGATACTTCTCATAAAGAGCCAAAGCTTGAGCAAAGGGGTCTGACTGTTTTGTTTGTTCTGGTTTTTGTTTTGCTTTACGCATCTTGGCTGCGGCTTCTGGATTATCAAGTGCCATCTCTGCTTCGGTAGCTTCGGTAAGAACTTCTTCTTTACGTTCTTTATCGCCACCAACAAAACCTCCAACAGCTTTGCCTGCTTCATAACCTGCTTTGATTGCTTGTGGATCACCACCTGAAGCAATACCTCCAATAGCAGCACCAGCATAAGGAGCTAAATCACCAACAACATCAAAGGGAGATGTTTGCATCGCTAGTTCAGCAGCGGCTGCTTTACGAATAGCAGCGGATTGTTTTTTATCTTCTTTCTCAGAACTAAAGCCTTTTCCCGATGGAAGGCTTCCTTTATAATTAGCCATGATAAATATCCTGTAGTGTAGAACTATTTGCTAGTTCTTCTTGCTTATCCCAAAATTCTCTCTGTTTGGTTTCATAACCAATTTTTTTATTTAGAGTTTTCAATAAGCAAGACAAATCATATCCTATTTTTAATATTGCAACTGTAGCGGCAAAATAGAAGATGATTTGTATTGAAGCAAAAATAGTTGTCATAAATAATCCTCAAGTGAGGGGGGCGCCCGCAGTACATATTATACCTTGGACGACCCCCTCACTCAAAAGCTCAATTAGAGTGCAACACCAACGAGAGCACCGTTAGCGTTTGGACGCTCACAGTATTCGTCGCAGTACATGCGGTAGTAGCCTTCGTAGGCGTCAACACCACCAGAACCAACACCAGCACGGGCTAAGATGTTGCCGTCAAGATCAGCGAATCCTGGCTTCTCAAGCTCTGCTAGCTTCCATACTTTCGTATGTAGGAAGTAGAGCATGTTTTTACCAGCATCAACTGAAACACGGATTGGGATGTTGTTGAAAGCGAGACCGCTGAAACCACCATCACCCTTGCTAGCGCTGTCTGTGCTCTTGTAGAGGTTAGCAGCGTTAGTACCAACGAGCAAGCTTGTGTAAGAAGCACGCTGGGCTGGGTTCATCATGATAACGTCTGGCTCTAGGCTTGACTCTGTGTAGATGCTGTCTGTGAGGGACTGCATACGGTCAAGGGCTAGTGGCTGGAAGATATCATAATCGTTAGCAACACCGCTATCTTCTACTGAACGGATTGAATCAGACTGTAGTGCTGAAACACCAGTAGCATCAGTTCTGTCAACACCGAAGTGGCTTCCAGAAGCGAGGTTGGTAGCAATACCTGTGATCTCTAGGTTAGCAGCAGCAAGAGCACCTGCATCACCAACGATTTCAACTGCGTGGCAATCGTCATCACGGTTGTGTGTTAGCTGAACGAAACCGGCGAGGACTGTTGCACGGAAGGTGTTAGCAGCGGTATTTACAGAAGTAATTACTGCTGTTGGAGCAACACCACCACCGTCAAGTGCGTAGTCAGTCATGCGACGGAACTGAACCTGAAGTGAACCACCAGCAGCAACTGCGGCAGCACGCTTACGCTCAAACTCTACAGCATCACCTGAGAAGGGGATATCAACAACAGCAACGTTGTTACCAGTAAGGTTACCGCCGTTGTGTTGTGCGAGAGTGTGAATAAAACCAGCAGTTGTCTGACCTGAGAAGGTAGCAACGTTGGCTTTTTTACGAACGTCTTCGACAAGCTTACGAAGCTCTAGGTCGATGTAGTTACCGAAAGAATAAGCACCCTTGGCGCTTGAGATAGCAGGACCACTTAGCTGGAAGCGACCGTAAAGGAACTTAGCGTTGATGTTAAGCTCTTCGTAAGTCTGGTTACCAGCGGTAGGTAGAGCAGCGCCTTCTGCGGCGAAGCCTACACCTGCGTTACGAGCGACGTGAACAGGTACAACAACACGTTTACCTGACCAGTCTAGTTTTGCCTTTTCAAAAAGTTCAAGCATGAGAACTTCTTGGTTTAATTGCTCTGCGATAGCTTTGGCATAAAAGTTCTTAAGAACACTATCGAGAGTACTGATTGATGCAGCCATAATAAATCTCCTTATAGTTATAGGTCTAGTTTGACCAGTTAGCCTTTAAATAATCAAATAGTGAGTTACGGGCTTCATCTAAGTTCCTTGGAGATTGTTCTCTGTTAGAACCTGGAATCTTCCCTGCTTGTGAACTACCTGCAACTCTAACTACTGGTGGAGCATCAGGTCTTACGACGGGTGGTGCTATAGCCTGTGGGTTAGTTTGTAGATATTCGGCAATTGCCTGTTCACGCAATCCGTTTACAAACGTAGAGTAGCGCTCGGCTACATCCATAACGTCTGAGTCTGGATCGTTGATAACGGCTTGTAAAAGCATATCCCTACCTACATCTGGAAAACGCTGTTGAGCAAGTTGTATCTCGTGATTGAGTTTTACTTGTTCGTTAGCAACTTCCATCTGATAGATTCTATCTTCGTATGATTGAAACCTACTTTCATAGGGATCACCATCATCATACTCAAATTCGTCAATCTGAAAATAATCATCTTCTTTCTGACGGGGTTCTGCTCCTCGGCTTTCCAGTTGGTTCTGTAACTCTGCTAGTTGAGATTCTAAGGCGCTAGTCCTATCTC